TTTTAATGGTTGCATTCCCTCTTCAAAAGTTTTTTTAACTGAACTTCCAAGTCTTTTGACTCCTTCTTTTATTGCATCTTTATCTAAGGTAAAAACTCCTTTGATAATTTGTCCTATGCTTCCAAATATTTCTTTAAAAAATTTACCAAAATTCTTAAATCCTTGTATTGCAGCTTTAATAAAAAACTTAACGGTTTCATAAAGTATAAGAAAAAAGCCTTTTATACTTTCCACTATAAATCTAAAAGCTACGCTTTCGTTATATAAATCAATAAAATAATTAACAAAATCTACAAATATTTTTCTCACTGATCCCCAGTTATCATAAATAACTTTAAATAAAAGACCGAGCGCAACTACCACCAGTCCTATTGGCGATAATATCAAGCCGATTGCAGAAACCAGACCACCTGCTAAAGTAAAAAGTGGCCCAGAAAAGGCAAGTAGAGCGGCTGCTCCAACTAATAATTTTTTTGTTCCTGAGTCGAGTTCCGTGAATGCTTTACCTAGTTTTGTTGCTCCTTCTACTATTGCCGTGAAGACTGGCATTAACATTGCCCCAAGTTCCATCGCTGCATTTTTAAGATTTTGGAATGATTGTTGCATTTTAAATCCTGCGGTTTGCTCTAATGTTTCAAAGCCTTCATCCACCATTCCAACAGATTCATTCATTCCCTCTAAAATTTCACCATATGTTTCTGTTTGGTTTCCTAATACACCGAGTACCCCTTTTAATGCTTGCGACTTACTAAAAAATTGAGTTAATGGTACGCCTTGCTCTTCGAATGCAGTTTTTATATTAATCAATGTTTGTCTTAGTCCTTGATCGCCAAGCATTTGTCTTACTGAATCTCCTGTCATTCCAACTTGATTCAGTGCGTTTTCCATTTGTGGAGTTGTTTTTGCTAAAGCCATCATTACTCCTCCAAAGGATGTAGTGGCAGCGTTAGCATCGCCAGTTGTTTTGGTAAATGTAGAAATAAATGCGTTTGTTTCTTCAAATGATATTCCTAGTTCAGCAGCCATTCCAAGTTGAGTTCCAAGAACTCCTGCTAGATCTGATGCTTCAAACATACCGCTTTGTACTGATTTTCCAAATATGTCTAGTGCTTTGGAAGCCGTTATGTTTTCTTTTCCATATGCATTTTGAGCAGCGGCAGCAACTTTTGCCAAGTCACTTTGTTCGCCAAGTCCTATTGCAACTCCTTTGGAAACTTGTTCGAGTGTTTCCATTGCGTTTGCTCCTCGCAGTCCTGCTGACGTTAAGAAAAATAAACCATCGGCAAGTTCAGCTGGTGCTTGTGCAGTTGCGCCAGATAAACTCATAACTTCCTTGCTCATTTGATTGACTTCCTTCGCTGATACGCCAACTAGTGTATTGATCTTGGTCATATTCTTTTCAAAATCAATAGCCATTTTTGCCCCTGCAACTCCTATTGCTGCAAAAGGCACAGAGAAGCTAGTTGTGATGCTTCGACCTACTGCCTTCATTTGAGTTCCAAAGACTGTTAGTCTTTTGCTTGCTCGATTTAATCCTCTGAATAATGGTTTTGTAACTGCGTTTATAACTACATTTAATGATGCTAGAGCTTTTTTAGGCATTTTTCTTTTTATTTAATTTTTGTACTTTGTCATCAAATTCCGATTCTTTTATCAATCTATCAATGTCCACTTTTTTAATTTTTGACTTTTTATGTTCCCAAGGAAATTTCGTTATTTTTCCTGGAGATATTGGTCTCTTTAAGTGTGGGTTGATAATCACACAACTTATCCATCTCGCTCTTTCCCATTCAGCTTGTTGGGTTTGTTCATACAATTTTGCCATTCCTATTTGAGCATTGGCGAATGACTTTGGTGTCATATCATCCAACTCTTGTACGCTCATTCTCAGTTCTCCGTATGCGATTTGCTCTATCTGATCAAATGTTATTTTTTCACTTTTGCCTTGACCTTTTTTTTTCCTGGTTGTTTTATGTTTTGTCCCATTTGAGATCCAAAGACATTTAGTGCTTTTGTCAATCCATCCATATCTTGATCTAGCATATCTCCTAGTTCATCTAATGTCAAATTAAAATCTTGACCTGATTTTCTGCACCCCTCTTCTATTCCAACTAATACTAATCTCAACGCTTGATCTAGTGTCATATCTTGACCGAGTGTCATTAATTTATTTAGTGATGTTCCTGTTTGTGCGCAGTATTTTCTAAGGCCATTAAAACCGAAAAATATTGGATATTTTTTACCTGCAAAGTCGATTATTTCGTATGTCATTTTATTTTATTTTTTTGTTAGTGAGTTTATCCTTGGAGTCTCCAAAAATAAGAAACTCCAGGGATCTACTCTAATTATTAAACTGTTCCTTGAGTTAATGCTCCAGTTCCACTGAAACTAGCAGAAACTGTTGAACTGTCTTCATTCGGTGTATCTATAGATATACTTGTCATAAATGCTTGACCTTCCCACTTGATATCTCCAGTTACTTCCGTTGAAAATTTAATCTGAAATACTGTTCTTGTCGCTATGTAACTTGAATATAATTCGTTAATAGTCGAGCCTGTAATCGCAGATCCATCTAAGTTTGTGAATATTAACATTCCCTCTACTGATATTTCGAAGTCTCTTTGTCCTTCTAGTTGTTCTCTCCATCCTCCAGAGTCTTTTGTACTTGTATCTCTTAGATTATGGTTGATTGAGATCGATGCAGAAGTAGCAAATGCTATTTTTGTACCTCCATTATAAACACCGAACTTTGTTCCGTTTATTACGCCATCTGTTGCCATTTTATTTACTTTTTTTTAATTAATAATATTATTACTTTATCTGTTCATCTCCTATTGGTTTGTTCCTGTTGTCAGTTGATTTAATACTCCAGTTCCCTGTAAAGATACAGAAAATGTTGTATTATCCTCCATTGGTGCATCTATTGATGCTCCAGTTATAAATGCTATTCCTGTAAAAAGTGGAACACCAGTTATTAATGGATTAGTTGGTTTAAATTTCACTTGTACCTCTGTTCGATTAATAATGTGATCATTTATTATTTCATTGATGCTAGCTTCTCCTGTTATGCTTTGGTATGATGTTCCATTGAGTTTTCTAAATGCTACAAGTCCTTCAGCTTCCAGCGACCATTGTCTTTCACCTCCTATCTGTTTTCTATATCCATTAGTCTCTCTGGTGCTTATGTCTCTTAGCTTATGCTCTATATTAATACTTCCTGATGTGCTTAATGCAATCACGTCATTCAATAATTGAATGGAGAAATCCGTACCGTTTATAACTCCTTCTAATGCCATTATAAATATAAAATTGCGACCGAATCTGTACCCTCAGAAAATGGTGTTATTGCGAAGGTGCAGTTTTCATCTGAATCATTAAATGCAGAAGGCTCAAATGGGCCAATCAAAACGGTTTGTCCATTTGTCACTACTTTGGTTGCGTTTGATTTTGTTAAAGTTCCAAAAAGCGGAGAGTTTACTGATGTGACCTGTGCGGTTACTGTTATTGTTTTTGATTCTCCACTTGAGTTTGTATACAAAATAAACTCTTTTCCTGTATTGACAAAAGTGTCGCTTGATTCAACTCCTGTGAAAGTAGGCTCCAGGCCTGCCTCTGTTATTTGTTGACTAGTTATTGCTGCCATCTTTTTTTGTTTTTTTAGATTTTCTAACCTTTTTGTCTTCTTTGTGTGGCTCACAATGTCCAGCTTCTAAAAGTTTTAAATATGTTTCTCTATCACAAGCTATGTATGTCCCTGCTGGATAGATCCTACCGTGATTGTTTGTATAGTCAATCTTTAATAATGTGTCTTTCATTTTTTTATCTATTAGTTAGTATTCTATTTATTCTTATTGTGAAGTCAAGGTGTTTTATATAACATCCGCTATCTCCGTAGTCTTCGTCAAAGTCATCCACTGCGCTTTCAAATACTATGCTATCTACTGATATAACATTTGTAAATGCCGTAGGGTTTGTGTGGTATCTGTCTAGTGCGTTTCTTATTTCAACTGCTATGCTTTCTGCCTTGTCATATCTATTGGTAAATACTGAAATTGAGACAGTTGAAGTGTCTAGTATGCTTCTTTGTTTTTCTCTTGGATTTGCGTTTACATCTGTACTATCTCCTTTTGTGTTTAGCGGTACTCTTGCTATCTCTCTGTACACAATGTATGGGATGGTAGTTGGTTGTTGTACTCTGACTGCAAAGATTTTTGTAGAAGGTACTAATGTAGTAAGACCTGAACTTGCTGCTAAAAGTTGAAATATGACCGCTCCTGAATACATTATCTATATAGTCTTTTTTGTCCTTTTAATTCTCTTTCTAGTATTTTCTCTACTATTTTTCTAGTTCCTTCTAGCAGTATTGATCCTGCTGATCCTTGCGTTTGTTCCCAGGCTGGTCTCATAAATGGATGCGGTTGTGCGGTTGCAGTACCATATTCAACCATTGCTCCATAATAACCACCACCTCTTTGTTCGTTTTTCTTTGCCGATCCTCCAGTTGCTTTTGGGCCTACATAAATTGCAGGCAGTCTTCTAGATGCTCTTGTACTAAATGCTTTTATTGATCTTTTAAGGTCTCCTTCGTCATTGTTTATTTTGCTCCTTGCTGCCGATATTATTGGCTTTGCTGCTTGTCTCATCACTGCAAGCAAAAACTTATTTCTTTTCACTTTATAAGGTATTTGTTTAAAAGCTGCCCTTAATTCTTTATTTCCCAGTACTTGTCCTGTTTTTAATTCCATTATTCTACCTCTTTATTAACTGCTCTTAGTTTTGTTATTTTGTGTCTTCCATCTACAAACGATATTCCTTCTATATAGAAGTATTTAGCATTTCCTGATGAATCAAAATAATAAATTCTCCAGTTTGGTTGGATTGTGTCTTTGTATTTTTCATATCTAATATAAAAATCAGCCGTCATCTCTCCGACTTGTTGTTCTCCGTCATCTGATTCTCTTCCTCCTCTGAAGTCAATGTTTGCATAAACTTTGTTATCTCCTCTTGGAGTTGCAGAGTATGTTACATTTTGCACCCCTCCATAGACTGGACTATTTAAAAATGTTGGCGACTCAACATAGCAGAGTCTATCCATTGATCCTACGCTTATCATACTCTTTGTATTTTAAAAGGGTTAATTAAAAATTGAGCGGTACGTGGTATTTCGCTTACTGTTTTACCTACTATAACGCTTTGTCTGTTTTCATACATATCTGCAACTGTTATTTTTATTGCTTGTATTATTGGTTGTGGTATTGCGCTTGCAGATGCGTATCCAACATAATATTCAGCTTTCCAAGCCTGAAATATATCATCTGTTGTTGGTAGTGTTGTTGATTCTAATAAATATATTCTTGGTGGATTTGCTTTATAAACGTATTCAATATTATTATTTGCATTTCCCCACGAGACCCAACTACCTCCACTTTTGTATGATACAGTGATCTCCTCTGTTAAACCTGGGCCTTTATAAAGTATGTTTAAATCATTAAAAACTGTTCCATATTGTACTAATTGTGTGCTTAATAAAAAATTATTTAGGAACTGTTCTATGCTTCTAACTGCCGCTTTTTCTAATGATGCAATGTACGAATCTTCATCATTATATGTAATTTTTAAGTGTGTTTTTAGTTCGTCAGTTGAGACGATTTGTGTGTTATGGTATGATAAAATTTCTAAATATTTCATTGTTTTTTTTCTTTATTGTATAAGTTTTTTCTAAATATGTTATACAAAATATAGGCCATTTTTTTCATTTTTTCATTCCCTGCAAATTCTCACAAATCGAACATCTCTGTTTTTTGGTATACTCGTTTCACAGATGTAGCAAAGTCTCACAAATCGCTTAAAATAGGCCTTAAAATTGATTTGCCACTTATTTAATAAAAGGCGAAAAACAGGAGAAAAATCTCCCATTTTTGCCTCATATTTTTTGACTATTATGACTCTGTCAAAGTTGCAAAAGCCACGTCATTTTGTACTGCATCGCCATCTACAAGTGTTGTAGCAATCAGTGTACCAAGTCCTTGTCTTGACTTAGTGAATGGATCAAATAAAAGATCCAAACCACCAAACTGCGCAAGGTGTACTCTGCTAAAGTCACCGAAGATTGCGTGTGCTTTACCAGCCGTACCTCCATTTCCAACGTTAGTAGAGAAATATCCAAAGTAGTTATTTAACTCTTTTTGTTGTGGATTCCATAATGGGTTAACGCCAGCAGTCTGCAATAATGTTCTTATGCTTGAGTATGCGTCTTTATCAAATAAGTAAGCCATTCTTGATCCTTCTAATGGAATGTTGTTTCCAAGAACTGCTGCTTCTAAATCAATAAAGTCTGTATTTAAAACTCCAGTTGATACTCCAGTCGCATCTGCGAAGATTGATTCTGGTGCTGCTCCCCCTAGATCAGTTTTTGCAAGCAAAGCCTTCTCCCAAGTCGCTGCAATGTTTGCCGCCATATTTCTACGTATAGCTGCTTCTAATCCTGCATTTTGAGTTAACGCTTCAGCAGATAAATCAACAACAGATATTAATTTGTGTGGAGTTAAATCTAAGCTAGTTGTAGATCCACTTGCAGTAACATCTGATCCTGAATCTTCTGTTACGAAGCTGGAAGTGATTTCTTGTACAATTGGGAACTTAGCATCTGCTACTCCAGTGTATAAGTTTGCACCTGCGCTTGTAAGTACTAAGTTTGCATCTAACTGGTCAGTGAATGATTGTACGTCAACTCCTGTTGATGCTGCGCCTGTTACTGCTGCTCTTGTACTTAAAACAGAATGAGGTATTCCAACGCCTTTGTAGA